CACTTATCCACGTCACGGTCCTGGTGCTGTTGCTACCAAGCAACAACTCTGGGACAAGTTTCTGTGGAAGAATGTCTCGGCGAAGATCACAGCCGTGTATCCCTTTGATGCGTATTTTTGCGCATCGCTGGGGCATGTCTGTGATACTTACAAGTCCTTCGCGGACTTAGAAGACAGGACTCTTCCGGCCAAGGTTATCCTTGTGCCGAAGGATTCCCGCGGGCCTCGTTTGATCTCCTGTGAACCAGTGGATTTCCAATGGATTCAACAGGGATTAGGTGGGGCCATCGTGGACCTTGTGGAGCGGCATTCCCTAACTAGGGATAATATCCGCTTCACTGATCAGTCACCGAACCGCTTTGCTGCCTTAGAAGGTAGCAGATCGGGGCGGTATGTGACTCTGGACCTCAATGAGGCCTCAGATCGCATTTCGACCGAGTTAGTTCGCCTACTGTTTCCTGAACACGTTTTTACGTACCTGGAAGCATGTAGGACTTCATCGACAGTTCTGCCAGACGGACGAGAACTCGAGCTCAAAAAGTTCGCACCAATGGGAAGCAGTCTATGCTTTCCCGTGTTGGCGCTTACTGTATGGGCTATTCTCGCCGCTGGCATACTCGACACAGATACTCGTGAGAGTATCTATGTATACGGTGATGATGTCATTGTCCCAACGCATTACGCGTCAAACGCAATGAAACGGCTAGAGTCATTTGGTTTAAAAATAAACCGTGACAAAAGCTGCACCGCTGGACTCTTTAGAGAGTCATGTGGCATGGACGCCTTCCAAGGCGTCGACGTCACTCCGGTTCGTTTACGAACCGTGTGGTCATCAAAACCAAGTCCGGACGTTTATACTAGTTGGATCGCTTATGCGAATTCCTTCTACGATAGACGGTACTTCGGCATCTACGATACAATCGTAGAGGGGTTGCATCGTGTTTACGGTGCAATTCCCGACAGGTCCATGGCTTTGCCATGTCCCAGTCTCGCCGAGGTGCTCGGATCGCGGAAACCTAAGCGTCGTCGTGTCAACAAGGGCTTGCAAAAGCTCGAGTATTACACGTACGACGTCAAGTCTCCTGTAGTTCATCGGACGATTGACGGCTGGTCGATGCTACTCAGAT